CCCCAGTCACAAGGTCTACTACTCTTTTCCAAAGGTAGGCTACTCCTTTGGCATCAAGGCTCTTATCTTCACATTTCTTATTCATGGCATTGTCTGATTGATAATGGTGTCTATGTCTTTCTTTGTCAAATGGTCTGGCTCACAGCATTCTCCATCCTGAGGTGTTTCTTCCATACCCATATCCTGTGTAGGCAGATAGCCATTCCTAAGATAAGTACTGGTAAGCTCACTGCCTGCATGGTGTATTTTCTTGTACTCTTTGTTGCCAAGCCTTTCAAACCTGTTCATGAATTCATCTTTCCTGACGATCATCTGATTGAGCATATTGGTAATGCTCTCCATCTCTGACATGCTTGGAGTATTGAATTCTTCCATCAGCTGTCCTGCTGCCCATCCATATTCCTGCTCAGTATGGTTCAGCACCTGAGGAGTAATCTTACCAAGGTCAAACAGGATGGTGAATGCCTGACATCTGATATACAGCTCTAAGGCTTTCATATACTTAGAATTGTCTATGAGCATCGGAAGTCCTTCATCATCTACAGGAATAGCCTGATAGCTGATGTGCACCATACCACACTTGAATGTGGTAATGATAGTCCTTCCCTGTGTCTTGAACTGTGGCTCATGCTGCAGGTCATTGTAGTATTTTCCACCAGGATTGAACAAAGAGGTCATAGACCTTAGTGGAATATTGGTCTTCACATCTTTCACCATATTAATGGCTATCAGGTCACATGGAAGCTCTCCCCTGTAGTCTTCTATGGGAATGTCTGCCTCTTTGTCTGTGTAGAAGCCTGGGAATCCAAACAGCCCAATGAAGTCAATGGTATACTGAATGGCTTGCTCAAAGGTCACATCCTGAAGAAGTGGATGCCTGAGTACTCTTGAGAGCACTTCTCTGATATTGGTATATTGTATTTCTTTTACCATAAACTCGATTTCATATAAGCATTAATCTTCTCTGTCTCTACCTTCTTACCAAAGGCTTTTACCAGTCTCCTGTTTATCTTGAAGCGGTAATACCTCATATTCCTAAAGGTAGCATCAGCCTTAGAGTAATTGATGTAATAGAGATTCTTCTGAACTCTCTTGATGCACTTCTTCTCTCTCATGGCCTCTGGGTCTCTATACCACCACTCAAGGGTTTTCTTCCAGTCTGGCTTGTAGTTATCTACTACCTTGCCTTCTTTGAATGCTACCTTTGATGGAATGCCTATCAGCCTGAGAGTTCCCATCTGATATGGAAACTCAATCTCATGCCCCTCAAGAAGGTATTCTGACAGCCTTTCATTGACTTTCCTGATGACAGCACTGTAGAGTGATGGAGAACACTTCTTGCCTTTCAATAGATGCCAGTGGTTCTTCCTGATCCATTTCCAGGCATCCCTGCAGCCAAGACTATTGTGTATCTTGTATTCATGGCTACCTTGGCGCTGCACCTCTTTCAGAAACATCTCATAGTCCATGGCTTAATCTCTGGCTTTCTGTGCAAGACTGTCATCAGCATCATTGTCCTCATCTTCTGGAGCTGTCACCACTGGGCTGAGTTCTTTCACTATCAGCTCTATAAGAGGTGCTATAAGGGCATCTTCAAGTGGGAAGTCTCTTTCCATGATATCACACTGGGCATCGCCTTCATTGTCACAGGAGAGCTCTGAGGCTGCTTCTGAGTCTTCAAAGACTGCTGTCAGCTGTGCATCTTTCAGATAGAGGAACTGAGGATTCTGAGAGGTCAGATACACCCTGTTGCTTGGATCAAGGCTGGCATAGATGATATTCTTCATCCAGTTGTTATAGCCTGTATACCTCATCCTGTCCCTGCTCACAAAGGTAATCTCTCCCTTGTAGAAGCTACCAGAGGTGTAAAGCCTTGTAGTGCCTAATGGCAAGGTAGTGGGTACTTCCTTTGTAGTACGAAGGTAGTAGCCACCTTCACAAGGCAAACCATCTATGGCCTCTGTCTTCTCAAGCTCAAGGCAGATAGTCTGGTAGTTGCTTTCTGGTATCTGCTTCTTCAGGTCTGCATAATAGCGCTGCTTCAGCAGAAAGCTCCTGTATCTGCCTGCAAGGAAGATGATGTGCTCTGGAGTGGTAAGACTGTCATCGCTGTACTGATGGAGCTCATCAAGCACCATGTAGACGATTTCCTTATACTTTGCCATAGTTATTCTTCTTCTTCGTAAATACGGATATCGGTGTCTAATTCTTCTGAGGTGTCATTAATGACCTTCACAACAGAGGTATCCTCAATAGCCTTTACACGCTGAGCCATCTCTGTTATCTCACCTAAATGTAGTTTTCCCATCTTCAAATAGTCTGGATAAGGGGTTAGACATGAGGTTCCAAATAAACAGTTGAGGGCCTTCTCTATCAGCAGGTAGTCTGCTCTGGTGATAAGCCCTCTATAGTCATTATACACAAAGTCATTGTAGAAAATCAGCACAAGAAGCTTCTTCACATCAGCATACTTGTAGTAGCCAAGCTTCCCAAGGGCTTTGTAATAATGACTGAGGGAGTTATATAGATATTCATCCATGACAGCCACAGGGTTTGGTTCTTACAGTAGTACTACCAGCATTCCTTCCACCAAACAGCTGCTTCCAGAATCCTATGGCAGGAACAAAGTGCTCTGTCTCTACTGAGGTCTTGAAAGCCTGCAGGGTAAGGATGAAGTCTATGAAGGCATCAGGAATACTGCAGGTGTCTGCAAGTCCTTTTGTATAGCCCATCACCTGCTGATACAGGGAGCCATAGTCAAAGGTAACACCCACTGTGGTCAGCTCATCAAGCCTGCAGGGAGTACACTCACCTACACTGCCCTTGCATACAATATATACAAACAGCAGGTCTTCTGAGAAACTGCACTTGTCAAAGTGCTCATTCATCATTGCAGGGGTAAGGACTGCATGGAGTTCCTTGATATTGCCTTCAACGGTATATTCATAGATATACTCATTGCCTGGAGACAAGGGGTCTGCCTCTGATACCTGGTCTGCTGTGGCAATATATATCTTGTCAAGGTATATGTTGTCAAAGTAAGAGGCTTTGTTCACATGAACATCTAAGTAAAGTCTCTCACCATTATCTGAAATACGCAGTTGCTCTATGATTACCATGATTCCTTAAATAAAAAACTGGGAGATGGGGACTATGCCCGCATCCCCCAGCATCCTAAAAACTAAACCTATGAAAAAACTTACCAACTGGCAGATGCTTTTACGTCAACACCTGTGCCCTCAAGGAAGGCATACAGACCTGTGGCTGCAGTGGCACTCTGACCTGTGGTAGCAGGACTACCAATAAGGGTCTTCAGATTGGTCTTCGGGCCTACAATGGTCAGGGTCTTCTCACTCTTGCCTACATTGTGGCTGTTGCCCTCAAAGTAGAAGTGAATGTCAACGAAGCTGTAGCCATCAACATTGCTGGGGTCTACCATGTAGGTAGTGTCAATGTTCCAAGGCCAGCACATCTCACCATACTTGTCACCACGGTCTTTGTGGAAGAACCACTCCATGTCAGCAACCTTCTTAGAGTTGGGAAGAGCATTGGTGTTAGAAGCAGTAACATCAGTCACATTACCCCATACAAGGTCATCATTCAGGGCTGCTACATAGACTGTAGAGGGATTAACCTCAAAGTTCACAAACTCCTGAGGTGCTGCACCACGGCGCCAGGGCTGCTCAACCTCCTCAATCTCAATACCTGTGGCAGTAACACTGCTGAAGGGAGAGGCTGTCATGTCTGAGCTGGGAAGTACCTCATTGTGGCTAGAGTCACCCTTCAGGGTAATCTTCACAAACTTAGTGGACTCGCGGCCAAAGTTCTTTGCCAGACTCAGTGCAAGATTCTTGTAGAGGTCACTGGCAGTAGTAGAAGTAGCACGGGCTGCGCCATACTTCACCTTAGTGGTGTTGTAGTCCATGGCAATGTAGTTGTGGATATTCACATTCAGAATGTAGTCCTGACCTACAATAGGTGTGGCACTGCCATTCAGGGTAGCCAGAGTAACCTCAACCTTCTTCATCTTGTGCTTCAGGTCTGCAGCATCTGTTACACGCACATCCATCACATTGCATTTCTTAATGAGGTCTGTCCTCTGAAGACCATCATCAGATGGGCCTTTGTAGAGGAAATAGCCCTCATCACCTTTCACAACCAGTTTCATGGCTCCTGCAGAGCTTGCATTTGTAGGATTGCTGCCACTGGGAGCAACAGCATTGCTGTTCGTCACATAAAACTGTCTTACTTGATTTACAGTAAACATATCAATAAAAAGTTTAAATTAAACATTGCCTACAGGCAAAGCCTTGCAGACGCTTATCTCTCTATTATTCTCTCCTCTCCCCTGATGTATCTGTTCTCTGAGAAGGCACAATTCCCTTACTGCGCAATCCCATCAGTACAGCTATCTCCAGAATACGCTGATGCACTGAGTCATCAAGCTCACATGGAGTAACAGTAGACTTACCTTCAATAGTAAGGCCATTAGGCATATTGGCTACCACAATGGGATTTGGCTTCCTGATGTACCTCACATAGTATTTGTCAATAATCAGGGGATATACAATCTCCTTGATATTGTCTTTCTTATCCAGCCTCAGGGCTCTCTTGTTGCTGATTCCCCTGAAGGGATTATTCACCTGTCTGTGATACCAGTCCTGCCTTACAGGCACTGTCTCTATCATCTTGCCTGACAGACAGGCATCTGTATCTTCTCCAACTCCTACAGCTTCATAGGTGATGAACAGAATATCATCGTCTACATCAAAGAACTGAGAGTAATTACTGATAGGGACAAATGCATTGATGTCTACCATAGGACTATATGACTTCTCCTCATTGAGGAATGACAGCTTCCTGCGAAGTCTCTCTGTCTCCTCATAGCTCTCTCCCTCAAGAGCTTCTCCTGAGTAAAGGCTTTCAATCAGCTCTTCCTGGGCCTTGGTAAGGAACAGGCTCTTCTGATACTCATTGAACTCAATGCTATCAAAACTCTCCCTGTTGTCAAAGCTCTTGAACCTGCTATAGCTATTGACAAGCTGGTCAAAACCATCTGAGAACTCTGCTGGTGTCATCTCTTCGTCTTATTGATTATTATTACCATTGACCCTGCCTCTGGTGGCAATGGCCAGTTCTACTGCCTTGTTAAGGATATCTACATGAAGAATAGGATTCAGAGTACACTCACTCTCTTCACTGACTCCATCAATGGTCAGACCATCTGGAAGGTCTACCAATACAATGGGGTCAGGTCTCTGCACATATCTTATCTTATAGACGATATTACTCTTGTTCTCAGTAGTTACTGCATCCCATATAGGCACCAGTTCTGACTGAACATCAAACTGTGTACTGGTATTCTGAAACAGTCTCCATGCCTGCTTCTTCAGTGGCTGACTATATGCCTTGGACATCTCCCTGTCATACTCCCTATAGTTCAGGGGCACTATCACATAGGTGTCTTTTGCTGTTCCCACTCCAGTAGGAACAAGAAGCCTCTCATTAAGGATAAACAGCACATCAGTACTTCCACTAGTCTTCTTAGGCATATCAAATAGAATGCCTCTATCATCAAAGACATTGGTCTGAGCACTTGATTGAGTAAGAGTGGCTACCTTGATAAGGCTTGAGAAATCTACCTGCCTTCTTTCACTGTCATCAAATCCCTGTCCCTGCTGATTCTGGTTATTGTAGAAATAGGACTTGACAACAAGGTCTTGGGCTTGTGTCAAGAGGACTGACTTCTCATACTCATCTAACCTGATGTCTGCCTTAGAGGTATCTTCACCAAAGGCAGCTTTGTTGGCATAGCTGTTAAGCAGAGTGTCAAATGAATCACTGAATTCTCTTGTAGTCATGCTATCCTCCTTTCTTATTCACTTCTCTGTCCTGCCTGCATTACCAGATTCACATTCTCTTGACCAGTAGCTGTCCATGCAACCTTGGCAAGTTCTACTGCTCTCTGCAGTATCTCTTCATGCAGGGACTCATCAAGCTCACAGGGATTAACTATTGACATACCATCACTAGACTGTGTGTACACACTGGTATCACTGCCATTATGGCCTCCAATAGTCACTCCTGCTAATGGTGCAATGATAATAGGCTTAGGTCTGCGGATATACCTGATAATATACCTTGTGCGCTTAGTGCTGCTATTATCCCAAGCTGCATCTATATGGCCCATGATAATCTCAGCAAGCTTCTTGCCGTCATCTTCAGAATCAGCACTACCAGCATTGTTTACAAGTAGTCGCCAAGCCTGATTCTTCAAAGGTTCCTTATAGGGCTTTGACATCAGATTAGTGTAGGTTTCATAAGAAAGCGGAATTACTTGACGTTGGTATTTAAGTATAAAGGGATCTGAAATATTTGGTCCTCTTTCTACAAGCTGAATAGATTCATTTATGGGAATAAACAAGTCTTCAGGCATAATGTAGAGAACACTCCTTGGGTCAAATTTGAATTTGAAGAGAGTAGCAACATCAGTATCTCCAGAAGAGACTGTAGCCTTAGCACAGTTAGCACTCCTCATCAGCAACGAGAAGTCCATCTGTCTCTTCTGATTACCATCAAAGCCTGCCTGCTTAGGGTTGCTCTGAGGAAGAAAGTAGTTCTTGATAAGCTCATCCTGAGCCTTAGTCAGAAATACACACTTCTCATACTCATCAAGCCCAGGAGCCTGATTAGAGGTAACGTTATTGTATTGTACATCGAATTGGTCTGAAAATTCTGAACCTATCATAGCTTATCTCTTTCTTTATTTTTTATTTCTTTTAGGTTGAGTAAGCAGCGGTATCTCCGCTGCCTACTTTCCCGTCATTATTTATCTTTCAACTGTGCCTGCAGTCCAAACAGCACTTCCTGATTCCTTGGCTTTGAAAGCCACTGGGCTGCTGTATGCTGTGTAGGCTCTTCTCCATCACCACACATCGGAGTATTGGTATCCTTGATATAGAGGAAGCCACCCCTGTCTGCAATAATGCCATTGCTGATGCCTTTCCTGATGAGTACCTTAATCTCAAGAAGGGGGTCATCTACAATATTGAGGAACAGCTTGGCATTCTTAGAACTGCTCTTGATAAGGTCTGATGCCTGAACCTGCAGCCACTCAAAGGAGGTCTTGGCTGAGTACTTCTTACCCATCATGGTCTCAACAACAAGCTGTAGAACATCTCTGTCATCACCAATCTTACCAAGCCTCATGAATGCCTGGATGGTAGCATCTGTGCTGTTCTGAGCATGCTTGTTCTCCTCGCCCTCCTGAATGAGTACATACTCATAGGTTTCCTTAGGACGCTCTTGGTATTCTTGCATAGAGGGACAAATCTTATCCTTGTTGGCAAGAAGTATCTTCACTGAAATGTAGTCAGTGGGCTTGCTCATGTCAAAGATATTATCCTTCTTGTTCAGCTTTACAGAGCTGAGACCAGCTGGGTTGGCGTTGCTCCAGAAGTTCTTCTCTGCTGGCTGCTTGTAGATAGAGAGGGAATTGGGCTCTAAGCCCATAGCGGCTTCTAGACAGTCCTTTTCCTCATTGGTAAGGACATTCACAAAGTTGTTACTGCGCTGAAGCTTGGGAACACTGAACATCCTGTAGGCATTCTCATGCATGCCATCACTCATCACATGATTGGCATCTCTTACAAGAGAAGTCCTCTTAGGAAGGCGCCTCACAATTACTCTTTCATTGCGAAGGCAGTTCTTGAATGTTTCCTGTTGCTCCATCTCAGGATTTTCTGAATTAATACTCTTTCTCTTCATGTTTTTATAATGCTCCTTGTTTTTAAAAAGAGCAGGCAGGGGAAGTGGAAATCCCCTGACCTGCTGTTATTGTATTAACCTTCCAGGATATCTGGCATAATCCTCATAGTACGGGTGGGATCCCACACAACAATACCATTGTCTGCATACTTGTGGATAACAGCTGCATCCTCGTCATTGCTCATGTGGTCATTGTCCCATGCACCTGTGAACGGATTGCGGAAACCTGACTCATAGCCACGGGCCTCTTCAGGATGCCCCTTAATCTTACACTTCTGGATATTCGGGCTGACACTTGAGCCAAGGTCAAGAATATCGAAGATATAAGAGCTTGCAGGGCCTCCCAGCGGGTGCATAATCTTATAGCCACTGTGGTTGATGTTATCATAGCTCTGGTCAATCTCAAGAGTGATAGCCACACCCATAGGAGCAACAAACTCCGTCACCTGAGGAACAGCCACACGCAGAGCACCTCCATGAGGAGCAGCAGCATTGGTGGTCTTTGAAATCAGGCCAAGGGCATCACCATTGAAATCAAACATACTGCGCCAGCCACTGCCATCAGTCAGAGCTGCCTTCTGGAACAGCATGCCACCCTTTTCACCAGTGCGGATAGTAACCTTCCTGTCCTTGAAGTCTTCCTTGCCTGCAAACAGGTCATAGAGGGCATTCTCAATGAGCTTCAGAGAGAAGTCATTGTAGTAGTAGATGTTACCCATCTCAATCTGCTCATACAGACCAGCACCAGTGCGAATAGCATCACCACTCTTGCCAATGTTCAGATACTCGCCATTCTTATTGCGGTTTCCACGGCCCCATGCCCATGCATAGTTCTTGTAGTCACGGAAGGTCTTCTCAACCTCAAAGTCTACATTCAGCATCCAAGCTGATACCATGCGGGTCTTATAGCCACCATTGACAGGCTCATTGATAGGAATGGCAATAGCAAGCTTGTCATCCATCATGTCACCTGATACCTTGTGATGAATACGAATATGAGACCACTCATTCCTCATAGTCACAGGTACTGCATGGCGAATACCACCAACCTTGCGAGAGAGACCTCCCTCAACAAAGGCAGCGCCATAAGAGAACATTTCACCAGGAAGCAGACGCTCTGCAGGTACACCATCAGTGATACCACCCATAGTCTCTACCTTATAAACATAGTTAGAGCCTTCTTCACGGGCATCACCAAGAATGCGCAGAGGATAGCGGTTACCAAGGTTACCTTCAATAGTCTCACCATCGAAGAACCAGTGCTCGTTAAACACAAGGTAGAAGGGCTGAGTACCTGCACCTACATTGGTAGTAGTGCTTGAGGTTACTACAACACCATTCTCATCGCGGCATTCAACAAGGGGAATAACCCTGTCTGTAGAGCCAATCACATCCCAGATATACTCCTCGCCATTCTCAAACTCCTTTACAGGAAGCTTGCTCAGCATGGTGTCAAGAGTATTGCCATACTTAAAGGCCATCAGTTGTACCATCATGCCAGGAACCTTCTGTGTCTTGGTTCCAAATACAGAGGTGATGTGTGTCTTCTTTGTAACATTCGGGGCCCAAGCCTTGAAATGCTGCATCGTAAATTTACCTAATTGTCCTGCCATTTTCTATAATATTTAAGCATTAAAAAATAGTTACAATCTCTTACTCTCCTCTCCCATTTTTAATGCTCCACATCTCTATATCCTTGTCTTGTAAACCAGGGCAGTGCCCTGGTCTCTTAGATAGCTAACTCCCAGTTGTCTCTTTCACTCATACTGGGTTCACCATTGGCAAAGTTAAGGGTGCCATCACTGTTCCTTCGAGTATTGCTGAATGCATCCTCCAGAGCTGCAAGGCCTTTCCTTACTCCTGCCTTTACCTTACTGCGGGTGAGATTATCCACATTCTTGAAACCATTGGTCAATGAGTACATCAGTGCTACATTCTTCATGAATTCCATTGGATTCTCACGCTGATACCTCTGCATCTCTGTAAGGTAGTTGCCATTGTCATCTTTGAACACTGGCTTGGTGAGGGAGTCATAGGCTTTCTGACGAATATTCTTGTCTACCTTTACTCCACCAAAGAAGTCTTCTGTATCTACTATCTGCTTCTTCAAGGCATTGTACTGCTTTTCTTCTTCTTCCTGAATGCTTTTCCTCCTGTTGGCAATGGCATTTTGGTAACTGCTGATTCGCTGGTTGTAGAATTCCTTGCATGAAGCAAGGGCCTCTTTGGCATCATCAATGTCTGTACCATCATCAATGCTCTTCATGACAAGCTTCTTTGCCCTGTCCTGACTGAAACCTCTGTTGATGTAATCCTGATACATCACCTGCTTGCGAAGTGTCTCTCCTTCCTCAGTCTCACTCTCAAGACGCTCTGCTGTCTCCCTGGCATCCAGAAATTCGCTGATCTGCAAATCATTCTGATATCCGCTGACTTCTTCTCGATTGGCTCCTCCATTGATGGCTTCCTCTATGCGCTTTTGCCTCTCACTAAGTGAATTGGCTACTTGCTCATCAAAGAGCTTCCTGAAAGAACCTGCATCTTTTATATTGTTCAGAGTGTCATCAGAAAGGTCAGGAAAAACACCTTCGTCTCTTAATGCCTTGGCAATGGAAGAGAAGAGATTTGGATTGTTGGGAGCACCAGTGCTTTCTGTAGACTCAGGCACTTCCCGACCCTCTGATTCCTCTCCACTACCTACGCTCTCTGGCTGCTCTCCAAAAAGGTCTGAAAAATCAGCCTCAATAGTGTCTTCTGTTTCTTTACTTGATTCTTCCGCAGAAGAACCGTTATCTTCTTTCTTTGTCTCCACTGCTTCAGTGGCTTCCCCTGGTTCTGCACTGAAGAGCTTCTCAACTTCTTCAGCTCCAAGGATGTTTGACAAACCAATTCCTTCCATACTTTTATCTCCGTTTTAGTATCCTTCTGTTGCAAAAGTATGAAGATTCCAAGTGTTCCACAAACTAGTTAATTTTTTAGTAATACTACAATAGAGTAAAGCGCATTTACTTATAAAAAATGATAGCAATCTTCTCAGACTGCTATCATGCAAAATGCACCTTCAAACATTATTATGGAAATCTATTACTACAAAGACATAAATTTAACAAAACAATGTAAAAACAAAAACAAAATCTATCAAACTACCCAAACGCAATCAAGTTCTCGGTGCATCACTGTCGTAAATCAACATGGCTCATTCAAACACAATCGTTATGGCACTGCAAATTTATGCATAAATACTGTATATTACAAATCAAAAATGAATATTATTTGCATATTTGCCTTTTTTAACCCTACTTTCTTAACAAACAATACTTTTATCTGCTATTTTTGCAATGCTATTTTCACAATAGCTTGATTTTTAACTTTAACTAAAATACCCCCCGTAGTGATTACGAGGGGTATTTACATCTGAGGTTATTGTGGGGATTTCTTCTGCTTGGCTATCCTTTCCTGACTCTTTATCTTCTCTCTCTCAAGCTGCAGCTTCTCATGCTCCAGTTGGTTCTTGGCATCGAATTCCTTGATTCTCGTCTCAAGCTCCATCCTGTCTTTCTCTGAGATAGGCTGCACAGGGTTCTCCGTAAATCCAGAGGCTCTGGCAACTGAAGAGTCAATATTAGCCTGTGCCTGTATCTTGGCAACAAGGACTCTGGTGTCATTGTCTCGCTGATTCTGGACATCTCTCTGCTCCATCTCAAGCTGCTGCTGTTCTGCTGCTGCCTGCATCTGCTGCTGTTGCATCTGCATCTGCTCTTGTCTCTGCTGCTCTTGCTGCTCTTGCATCCTGCGCTCTGAGGATTCAATCATCCTTATCTTCTCAGAGATAGAGTCTGTAGAGTAGAGCTTCATCATCGTAGAGAAGTTAAGCAACTGGTTCTGCAGACCTGCCTGTGCAAGGGTCTCAAGCTTCTGAGAGAGTGCCTGAGTGCCTTGAGAGTTGTCTACAACAAGTCCATAGTCATTCTCTGAGAACTCGTCGCCATCTACAACCATGATTCTCTGAGAGCCGTCTGTGGTGATATACTCAAACTTCTTCTTCTTTCCCTTCAGTGCTATCTTGGCTGTCTCAAGGAAACACTCCAGCACTCGCTTCTTCAGATTGTCATGCTGGGCAAAAAGCCACTCAGTGATGTGGGAGCTTTGCAGGGTTGCTCTCTCCACACCTCCTACTGTCTCCCTGTTACTAATCTGGCCTTCTCTCTGTGGTGAGATACCACAAGCCTTGCTCATAGTAGACTCAAGCCAGTCAAGCAACTGTATGTTATACTGTATCTCCTGAGTGACACTGGCATCAATGACTCCTGTAGAGTTGTTGTTCAGTGCTCCCGCTATCTTACCTGTGGCTGCACCCTTCTTTCCTTCATTAAAGGAATTCTTCACAGCTATGTGGTTCACCTTGGCAAAGTAGAGCCACTTCTCTGTAGTCCAGGAATCTGGCTTGAAGGACAAATCAAGGATAGTCAGCTTACCAAGATTAGACTCTATCAGCTTATACAGCCTGTCAAACACAGCATCATACATATAGGAATAGGGCTTCATGGTATCTACCAGTGAAGGTGAATTGGTATTACCTATATTATAGAGCTGGCCAATGATTCCAAAGTGGCATCTTGAGGGATTACTCATAGAGAAGTACTGCACTGGTCTTGGCCTGATGTTCACATAGATATCATTACCAATCTTAGTGCCTTCCCATGCTTCATTTACCCAGTAGACTTCTTCCTCTTCTCCTCTGGTCTTGTCTGCTATGTAGGTCTGAGGAACAAACTTGTATTCCTCTTCTCCAGTCTCATAGTCATAATACTTGATTTTCTTAATCTTTCTTGCTGACTTCCAGTAGACCTTCAATACCCTCACATTGCCTTCTCCATCATAAGGCAGCATGGTAGTGGTATATCCTACATTACCTAATAGTGAAGAGAAGAAGTGGGGATTGCTGACAAGGGAGTCTCCAAACTCAGTGTCTTCTATGTAGGCATTCTTGTCATCCCACAGGCCTGTAGAGTCATCTACACCTCCTGTCTCTATCTTATCCAGGTAGGCATTGTCCTTGGATGTAAGCACATCATAGAAGGTGTCTCTTACCCACCCAATGCTCTTGTAGTCCTCATAGATAATCATGTCAGCATCTTCAATCCTGTTGCTGTTGCCTGATCTGAATACTCTCAGCTTTACAGGGTCTATTCTATCCAGCACAGGCTCTCCACCAATGATGTCACATTGGTAGCATTCTTCCTTGCATATCATCGCATCCATGATACCATGATTGTCAAAGATATCCTTGAAGTCATACTCCATGCTGTAGTGCTTCAGAAGCTCATTAGCCCTGCGCTCTCGCATATCCTGATACTGATACTGGAAGTAGTCATTCTGCTCTGAGAGTCTCTTCTGATAGTCCTCATCTGAAATAGACTGACTCTCTACCAATGCCTGAAGACTCTGATAGACAGCATCTCTCTTGGTATTCTCTATCTCACTGATAGAGGTGGGGTTGGTCACTACAACATGCCAGTCAAAGACTCTTGCAAGGGCTTCACCTCTCAGCACATTCAGCTTAGGATTGATAGTGGGATAGTGCTGAAGACTGTCTGGAATGAAGTTTGCCTT